GAAAAGAGAGAGAGCGGCGGGTATCCGGCACACTTTCGTGACGGGAAAATGCAGTCACAAGTCGTAACGCGCCAGTGGCTCGGGATCGAGCTTCCTCGGGTCACCAACCTTGAGGTTACATGGCGTACACGACGCGACCAGATGGTCTTCGTCATCGCCGCTTACCTCTCGGCCTATCGTGTGATGTACGCAGTCAGCCACTGTCTTACATACGTCAAGCATGAGCTGGCATCGGTACCCGTCGCGTTCCAGTACGCGTCGCCGCTTGATCCGCCAAGCCCGCGTACCTCCTGGCATCTGAGTACGCCAAGCCTTCGACACAGCGCCCTCCAACCAAGGCAGCAACCACACGACAGTAGGTCGAGGCGGGATGCTTGGGGAGCGTCGCCTCTACGGCAAGTCTACCGGCTAGCTGGTCGCACTTCAGACTACAGTCATTGGATATGCGAAAGCGGGCCGGACCAAGTCCCCCGACTCAGCCCGACCCGCCTCGCGTTCCCCCATCGGCAGACGACTCCCCCATCCACCTAGCGGGCCTCCGTTCCCGCCTACCTCAAGGTTACCCGATAGGCCCCTCGAAGTCGAGCCCGCTCAAAAACAAGGTGACGTCGGTGTCATCGAGTTCGTTCCTTCCTCCCGAGCCCCGTTACTTCCTATAAGAGGGAAGTAGCAACGGGGGCTGGACTTCCGGGAAGTGGAAGGAAGCAAAGGGAAGCAAGGAAGTAAGCCTGGTCAGACCACTTCCGACCGGTACCCCCAACAGACCGTTGAAGATCCTTCCCGGGCCCCCTTACTTCCCATGCCTAGGGAAGCAAGCCTCAAGCCTCCGACCAGGGCGTTAGGCATAGACGGTTCAGAACGCTAAGATAGATGAGAACGCCGAGAAGCTCAACTGTGGAGGACCCGATGCCTGACATCAAGACCGACCGTATGGACGCCCAGGGTGTAGCCGCCTACACAGGCTACCCAGTTCGTGTAGTCCGAACGGCCGCCGCTCGTGGAGTCCTAAGGAGCGCCCGTCTGACCGGCGCCAAAAACGGCAAGCGCTGGTTCCGCGAGGCTGACGTCCGGGACTGGGTGGAGCTGGTCGAAAGCGAAGAGGCGTGAAGATGAAGGAAGCCCGCCCCGACTCTCTGGCAAAAGTCAGGACGGGCCGCCAGGTGCGCTTCCCCAAAGAAGGCAATTTGAGTTTACCCCGGTAGGGCTACGGTAGTAAACCCGCCTTCGCGGTTCGCTCCCCCATTGTTGCGAAAGGCAATTGAAATGACGACAGAAGCTCAACTCAGGGCGCCATACTGGGCAGCAGCAGGAACATACCAGTCGTTTGGCTGGTCGCCTATCCCGATCTCCCGAACCAAGCACGGCGCACCCGCAAAGGCCGGATTCACCGGCAACAATGCTCCGCACCCCACGCGGGTTGACGTTGCGCTAATGGAGAAGGAGTTCGGCAAGTTCAATATCGGGCTGCGGATGCCGCATGGCATGATTGCGCTTGACATTGACGCATACGATGGAAAGCCCGGCGCCAAGAGTCTTGCTGCGCTGGAGAAGAGCCTTGGCAAGCTGCCGCCGACGTTCTGCTCTACCTCGCGCGGCGATGGCAAGAAGCCCGGCGACTCGCGGATCATGTACTTCTGGCTGCCCGAGGAGTACCGCGATTACAAGATGCACGACAAGCCCAAGGGCAATGACGGCGGCATCGAGATCATCCAGGAGCACCACAGGCACGCCAACGTCTACCCATCCACGCACGTCAAGACCAAGAAGGTCTACCAGTGGTACCAGGCGGCCGACTCGACGGAGGAGGTTGCCGAGGACGACGTTTGGTTCCCTGAGCCCTCCCAGGCCGCGACGCTGCCGGTTGCGTGGGCGGAGTACCTGAAGGACAAGCCCGTTGGCGAGAGCACCGTTAAGGCGCTCGACCTTAGGGACGAGGAGGCTTGGGCTTGGCTTGATAAGCACCGTGGCTCCAACAACATGTGTGCCATCACCAAGAACAAGTATGACTCTGCTGTTGACGCGTTCGCGCAGTCGCAGATTGCCGGGCTGTATGACGAGGCGCGGACCGAGATCCTGCGCATTGTGAACCTGGTCAAAGGCGGGCACGGCGGCATTGACCTCGCGCTCGACGGGCTGAAGGGCTTGTACATTGCCCACAAGACCCGGCACAAGCGCCCCGGGCAGGAGATTAACGGCGACCTGGAACGGATGCTCAAAGGCGCCGTCAACTTGGTTGCTGCGGAAATGTTGGAGGAGGGTGCACCATACACCCCTTGCCAGTGTGAGTTGATCGCCGAAATGTGGGCCAACGGCGACTTCGCACAAATGGGGATCAAGGACCCCAACGCCGAAGACCGCGCGCTGGCAGAGGCGACTATGGTTGCGGAGAAGGCAGCCGAGAAGCGCATCAACAAGAAGGCCGACCGCCTGGCAAACCTCCAGATTGCGACCGAGGGGTGGACGCCGCCCGAAGCGCGCGGCTCGCTCGCTGAGCAGCTTGATGACCCTGTACCGACCATCGGGCACCTTGTGGCTGGGTTGATCCCCGAGACCGGGATTGCGCAGTTCACCGCGCAGTACAAGGCCGGCAAGACGACGCTGATGGTGAACCTGGTCAAGGCGCTAGTCTCCAACACGCCGTTCCTCCGGCACTTCGATGTGAACTTCCCCAAGGGCGGTGTGGCCATCTGGAACATGGAGGTGGCCGAGGCAACCCTGAACGGCTGGTACAAGGACATCGACATTCCCGAGGAGGAGCTGCACCGGGTCCACCCGCTCCACCTGCGCGGTACTGGTATGAACATCGAGGACCAGGTGGTCGCAGACTGGACGGTGAACTGGCTCATTGAGAATGAGATCAAGGTCTGGATCATTGACCCGCTGTCGAAGCTCTACCACGGCGAGGAGAACTCGAACACCGAGTACAACACCTGGTGGCGCGCTCTGGAAGACGTCACGGCTCGCGCCGAGGTCGACGTGGTCATCCTGGTGCACCACACAGGACACGAGGCTGGCGGCCGCGCTCGCGGTGCTAGTGCGATGATGGGCAACCCCGATGTCCTGATCGACTACTGGCACGATGGCGAGCACGGCAAGACGCCTACAGGGTCTAAGCGCTACCTTCGCGCTCTCGGCCGTGACATCGAGCTGCTCCAAGAGCTGACCATTGACCGAGACCCCGCCACGATGGAACTGTTCGTGGACCTGAACGGTGGCAGCTACTCTGAGAACAAGGCCAATGGTATGGCCAACAAGGTCTGGAGCGCTCTGTTCAAGCGCAGCCAGGAAGAGCCGGACGCCAAGCCCCTGAACCAGACGGCCCTGATCCAGTTGGCCGGTGGCTCGGCAAGCGGAAACTCCTCCGGTGTGTACCGGGACGGGATCGCCACGGCCGTCAAGAAGGGTTGGATCAAGGTCGAGCAGGTCGGCAACTCCAAACTCCACTCGCTCGGCGATGTCAGCCCCGTTACCGAGCAGCGCGGATGGCCCGAGCCGCAGAAGGAGGAGGAGAAGCCTGCTCCGCGTAGGCGCCGGAAGGCCGCAGCTAAGTAAGACCGAAGTACAAAACGCTCCCCAGCGCAAGGAAGACTGATGTCACTCGTCAAAGTGTGGGTTCCCCGACCCTCAAACTCAGACCCACGAATCCATTTCCACCTGCCCAACAACAAGATGACCGAGCGCACCCTGAAGCGGATGCTCCCCAAGCGCGTTCGCATCGCATATGAGGACGGCTACTGGAAAGTCAGCCGGAACCATTCCAAGGTGCTGCTTGATGGTCTTGTGGCTATGTACCGAGACGTCACGCTGTACAGCGACTACTCTGTGGTGGCACAGTGCGACACGCGGTGCCGAGAGGCTGTTGGCGAAGACTGCGAGTGCTCGTGCCTCGGTGTGGACCACGGCAGCGGTAGGATGTGGCGGCGTTGGGAGATCCGCGTTGGCGAGACCACAATCCTCAAGTTCCGCAAGACTCGTCGTGTGGAGAGACTGGTCTCACGGGCAAGGTAAACTAGAACTAGCGGGTGGTATTCCCCCATCTCACTCGCCCAGATGGTCCGGGTGAGTGGACTGGTTCCCCGCTCCCCGGACCGTTTGATTCCGCTCCCCATGGAAGGCAATTCCAATGCTCCCCATTGGTCACGTGTTCAAGGACACCATCCGCAACAATCGCGGCGAGGTGGTCGGGTACCGCGTCACCGGCTCCTACCGCCCGAGCCCGGACTACGACCCCGACTGGATCTACAAGTCCGGTCGCCGCAGGCGCGGTATGACCCCGTTCCACGAGCGTTACATCAACGGCGAGGTCAGCCGTGAGGACTACGTGGCCGCGCTCGACCGGGCGATTGCCGGCCGCCACGGGCAACCTGCGGGTTGGAACCCGATTGACGGCACGCCCGAGCAGCAGGCCGCAGACGCCAGGCGGCGTCGGTACCGGCGCGCCTAGCGTTCGTGCGGTATCCCAAGGTAGCCTTCCCCGTAACTAGTCAAACGGGGGAGGCTACTTTTGTCTAAGCTGCCGAATGTCGACAGTCCATGGCCCGCCGTCGCAGAGCTCGCGCGGCACAGGTACACAATTCCGATGGCCGCAAAGGCGATGGGGGTCGGGTACGCGCATCTGCGGTTCGTGCTCCAGGAGCGCACGCACGCGTCGCCCGAGGTCATCAAGGGGTTCAAGAAGCTCACTGGAAAGCATCTCAAGGACTTCCTGGATCCCTGGTCCTTCAGCAAGCCGTTCGAGCCCGCTTTCCGGAACGGAATAGGCGCTGACCAGGAAGAGTAGCGCACGGCGAGGGTATCGGGTAACCTTTAGGTAGTGCCGGACTCCCCCGGTACCGGAACCACAAAGGGACCAGCCGTGCTTGAGACCGTGATCCAGATCCTGCTCTTCGCCGTCATCGCCGTTAGCCTGATCGGCTGCGTGCGGCTGAAGACCGAGATCACCTGGCGCCGAGCGCGCCGCGCCACGATCGCCGAACTTTCCCCCGCCATCCGCGCCAACAAGCGCCTGTACCAGAAGGCCGCCTGATGCGCTGGGATGGGACGACCGACCTTGTTCCCGAGGACTTCTGCTCCTGTGGCTCGGCCATCCTGAACGGCTCGTGCTCGAACCCGTGTTGCGGGAACTCGCAATGACGGACGAGGAGCGCGAGCGGATGGAAGAGATCACCAACATCGACGGCCCGCTGACTGTGGAAGAGGCCGAGGAGCTACGCGCTCTCGAACAGAAGTGGCGCTGGGACCAGTATGACAGGAACGGAGTCGGCCGGTGAGCGACAGCGCGGAGGATCTGCGCAAGCAAGTCGAGGAAGCCATGAAGAAGACCTACGAGAAGAGGCCCCGATGAGCGCCAACCCCTGGGGCGACAAGCCCATCAAGGACATGACCCAAGCCGAGTTCGAGCAGCGCCACCGTGACAACGCTCACGAGGAAGCCAAGAAGGAGAATGAGAACCGATGAAGTACCTACGTGACCCCCTGGCCCAGGTCGAGATCGCCGAGGAGCTGCGGCTCCACGCGACCAACGTCGAGAAGGAGGCGGCCGAGTCCGGCACAACCCAGCGCAGCAAGCCCCGCATCCGCCGCATCCGCGTCTTCGCCAAGGAGCTGGAGCAGGCCGCCAACCGGGGCGGGCGGCTGGACGAACTCGACCGCGACAGCTAGCAGAAAGGGGTCCTTATGTGTAGCACGTGTGAGGACCCCAAGTCCACCAACCCAGACCTGTGCGGCGCGGCAAGGGCAGCTCGACGTGAAGAGGCCCACCGCGTCGTACAGGCATATGAGGCCGGCAAGAAGTTCATCGAGATCGCAGAGGCCCACGGCTGCTCGAAGGCCCGTGTGTACAAGCTGTGGACCGAGGGTCTGGAAGTCATCAACCGCGACAAGCGCGCGGAGCTTGAGGCGATCCTGTCGAAGCTCGACGACGACATTGTAGATGCCCAGCGGGACGTTGACGAGCTAGCCGGACCGGAGCGCGTATCCGCCCGCGAGTCCCTGTGGAAGCTCCAGGACCGCAAGGCGAAGTTCCTCAACCTGTACCCGCCCAAAGAGGCGATCATCAAGACCGGCCCAGCTGCGCCCCCGGCACCTCCGCCTGAGGTCCTGGGCTACTACCAGCACTTCAAGGAGCAGAGCGAATGAGCCCCGTTTACACGCCGCCGGATTTCGAGTGGGAGCAGTTCTCCGAGCACATCCACTCGGACCTCCTCAAGTACAGCGAGACCCGGCGGCAGGTCGCGCTCTCACACCCGCTGCACTTCGCTGTGATCTACATGAGCAACGCGATCACTGACGACGACGGCGTGCTAAGCTTGAACGACCTCCACGTCCAGATGTCGGAGCACGCCAAGCTGTGGCAGTACAAGTGGGGTCCGGGCAACGAATGCCGGCATGCTTGGATCGCCCCGCGTGAGTGCGGCAAGAGCACCTGGATGTTCCGCATTCTCCCGCTCTGGGCAGCGGCGGGCGGCTGGCGCAAGTTCATCGCGATGTTCCAGGACGGCGGCTCAAACGCCTCGAACCACTTCCAGAACCTGCGCAACACGCTCCGCGACAACGTCCTGCTCCGGGAGGACTTCCCCGAGCTGTGTACGCCGAGCGACACCTACGCGGCCGACACGAAGACGATGTACGTCAGCGCAGGCGGCCACATCCTGATGGCGCGAGGGTTCGACGCCGCGAATCTCGGGATGAACGTGAACGACCGGCGCCCGGACCTCATCCTCCTGGACGACATCGAACCCACAGGCAGCAAGTACAGCGACGACGCGAAGGAGGAGCGCCTGGCGACTCTTGTGGAGGCGATCCTGCCCCTGGGCTCCAGCGCGGTTATCGAGATCACAGGCACCACAACGCGCCGAAACTCGATGGTCCACGATCTCGTCCGCGCCGCGAAGGGCGAGCCGACCGACGACTGGGTTGCCCGTCACAAGTTCGAGGCGCACTACTTCCCCGCTATCGTCACGAACCCGCTGACCGGCGAGGAGCGCTCCATCTGGGACACGAAGTGGTCGTTGGAGTACCTGAACAGCCGTCGGCATGATCTGGACTTCCTGCTGAACTATATGAACGACCCCTCCGCGAAGGCCGGCCAGTACTGGGGCCCGCAGCACATCGTGGACCTGCCCGAGCACCTGCGGGCGAGCTTCGGCGTGCTGAGCGTCGACCCTGCCAACACCAGCAAGAAGTCTTCGGATGAGACCGGCCTGTCAGTTGTGCGATCTGTGAAGGACGCGGACGACGAGAGGGTGGACGCCGCGTACATCGAGCACAGCCTGGGGGTCCGCCTGAACCCGGCTGCCCTGCGCAAGCTCGTGTACGAGATCGTGGACACCCGTCCCTACATCACCAAGGTGGTCCTGGAGACCAACAGCGCGGGCGACTGGATTGACCTGGGTGAGATGCCCCGGCGCGTTGAGGTCGTCCGGCACTCCGCCAAGCGGCCGAAGGAGGATCGGATCATCGCCCACAGTAAGAAGTGCCACGACGGCCGTGTGTACCAGGCCAATGGGCAGGGGCGCCTGGAGGATCAGCAGTTCGCCTACCCGGACATCAAGTTCGACGACATCCTGGACGCGGCCACGGCGGGCGTCGATCACATCCTGACCGGGAGCGCGAAGTGAGGAGGCTCGCAGGCCGGGAGGCAGCAGCTCGGGCGGCCGCCGCGCTCTACCGGGAACGGACGGATGCCCCGCCGAGCCGGGATTCTCGCGTCGCGGCCGATGAGGAGTTCGCCCTCAATCTTGCGCGGTACATCGAACGCGAGACCGGCGCCTACCCGCGCCTGAGCAGAATGCGGACTCGGGACTATCAGCACTGGTGCGCCCGGTACCACAGCGCCAAGCGCGAGGCAGCCCGCGTGCCCGGTCCGACCGAGATGCCGACCTACGGCAAGATGTGGCGCTACCTACATGAAGGAGAACCCTGGTGAAGTACATCGCAGGCGCGCTCGCGGCAGCCGTCGCGGGGCTCGTGCTCTACGAACGGCACCGTTCCCGGCACAACCGCAGGATCTACTACAACGCGATGGACATAGCGGCTCGCGCCCGCTGATGGAACCGCCCCGTACCGGGAGCAGTCGGTACGGGGCGGCAGTCTTTAGTGGATTGCTTCGAACAGCACGACCCACAGGCCGAGCGCCACCACGATGAAGATGGCAGCCAGGATGAAGTCTCCGGAACTCTTCATCAGTAGGTCTGCCAGACGGCGTACAGAAGGAGCGCACACATGAACCCGGCGAGGAGCGCGACCACATCAGGCGTCGCCATCGTCCGGCTCCGGTATGCGTAGGTGGTCGTACTCCGGGGCCATCGGGTTGTGGCCGATGATGACGTCCGCGTCCGCGCCCTCTACAAGCCGGAAGCGGTCCGGGAACTCCCGCTCCAGGCCCCTGCTCCAGTCCTTCCGGCGCTCGCGCTTCCGCGCTTCCTTGACCTTGTCGACCGGCTTGTCCTTCGGGGGCTTGCCGCGTCCGCCGAGAGGCCCATCAGGCGCGCTCTCATCTGCTGCAGGAGGCTCAACCGGGGGTCCGGGGTCCTCTTCCTTGACTCTCATACTCCTGCCACCGAGACCTTCGGCCGGTTGAATGTGCCGGTGTTGCCGGACACGCGGTACATCAGCGAGACGTTGTAGTCCGAACCAGGCGTGAGACCGGTCAGGATGTAGAAGTCACTGACCTTCAGCTCGTTGGGGCTCGATGCGTACTGGAGTGCGTTGGTGTCCGCCGCCGCCAGGACCGAGGAGCCCGACCCGACCGTGCTGCCGGTGAGCACACGCGGCGACACCAGGGTGATACCGGTGCCGTTGTTGCTCATCCCGCAGGCCCAGTCGATCCGCACCGCGCCGGACAGCGGCCCCTTGAATGCGGCGCCTGCGATGTTCGCGGTCCCCGTTCGGGTGCCGGTGTAGGAGGTTGAGGTTGTGCTGCCCGAGTCCCCTGGCGACGAGAAGGCCGCCGCGATCGGCTCGTAGACCCAGACGCTCCCCGTGTACACGGCAATGCGGCCGGTGTCGGTCTCATAGACCGGTTGCCCGGTGTGTCCAGTCGGCCGCGTTCCGCTGGTGCAGACGAAGAAGGGCATCTGCGTAGCGCGCAGCTTCTGCCCGGCAGTGAAGCTCATAACGCCCTCCTACAGGCCTAGCACGTTGGTCTTGAAATAGACGGTGTCGGTGAACGCCATCGCCTTCGGCAGCGGGTCGACGGTGAGCGACCAGGTGGCTCCGGAGACGAACGCGCACGCGGTCGCGCGCACCTCGACGCCGTCCACAAGCAGGACGGCCGGGAAGTCGTCGGCGACAATTGTGACGGGCTCGCTGCCCAGGCTCGGCTGGATCAGGAGAGTTGTGGCGTTAGCCGCCGCAGTCCCAGCGACCCGGAGATCGTAGTTCGGCTGAATCCGCAGCACGTGGTCGTCGGTGTCACCCGTGTCGCTGGCGAGCGTGCCAACCGCCCAGGCGCCGTAGCGAGAGCAGTTGAACTTAACCGTCCATTCGGTCGCCGACAGCTGGTGCTCGATGCCCTCGACGATTAGCGAGATCGTCTCGCCCGGGAAGGAGTCCAGCGCGGTCGCCGGGTTTGTGATGTCGATCCGCGCGCCCGGGTACAGGTTGAGAACGGAGCCAGCGAGCCAAGGCGTAGCGCGGAGGTTGACGTCCACCGTGGGGTAGCGGTAACCCTCGACGGTGCCCTGGTACACAAGCCAGTCGGCAAGGTTGCGGGCGCCGTAGTCGGTGAACACGTTGACGGTCTTCGAGTCGTTGTACAACCCGATGTTGTCCGAGCCGAGGTTGCCGGTGGCCTGTGTGATGGTGAACTCCGCGCCGTCCTTCCGGTTCACGGTCCACTGGTTCCGGATGCCCTGGTCGTCGTCCACCGGCTCAAAGCCCGGCCCGAGCTGCCCGGTCGCGGCGTTAATCGTCAAGGCGGTCGTCGCGGCTTCCATCTTCCGCCGCGTCGTGTACGACAAGCCTAGGGCCAGCCCGTCCCACAAGAACCCGCGCTCGGCCTCCTCGCAGTCCTCGATGATGCTCGACACCGTGGCGATCTCCATAGGACCCGCGTAGTCGGTCGGGCCGAAGTCGGTCTCGGCGGTGTCGTAGAACGTGAGCGTGATGCCGTTCTCATCACAGATCCGCTGGATGCGGCCGGTGGTCTCCGGGATCAGCTCGCCCGGGTAGCCATTGAGAGCCTGATAGAAGTCCGTCACAGGGTCCGACGCCGAGCGCACCTTCCACAGGGACAAGTGTCCGAAGCCGACGTCTGTGTCGACCTTGGCGTAGTTCACCTCAATGCCGTACATCTGCCCAAGCGTCGCGACGACGCTAGGCGAGCCCGGCAGTGAGCTGTACGTTGTGGCGCCTTCCTGGAGCCAGTTGAGTCCGTAGAAGACCGAGCCGCCAGACTGGTACATCTCCAGGGACAACAAGCCCGCTTGCCCATCAACGCTGAACAATCCGGTGGTCGTCCCGAGCGTAGTCGCGGCGCTCGCGTCCACCTGGAGGAACCCGCCTGTGCGGTAGCGGATGTAGAACGTCCAGATGTCACCGCCCGTCAGAGCGGTCCGGAACAGGATGGTGTTGTCGGGCGGCGCAGAGGATGCCTCAGGGAAAGACACGAGCGCGCGGAAGCTCTGCGACTTATCGGCGATGAGAGTTTGGGCATATGTAGCATCCCAGTACTGTGCGTTGCTCATCCGGGGCAGAGGCAGACTGCCGATGAAGTCGTCGCAGGACGCGAGGTCCGCCGTGCCCGTCCAGGTCATCGGGCTGGAGTTAGCCGTGGGCCCCGCCTCGGGCATACTGGTGGCGTACTTGCCGACCTCGCAGGGAACGTACAGCATCAGGTCTGAGGCGTTCTTCAACATCCAACGGTACATCGGCGAGGCGATGACCTGCTCGCCCTGCTTGATGCGGCGGAGCGTGCCGGACGCGGAGAGCCGCGCTACCGGGATCTTGCCGGTGAGGCTGTCCCAACCGGGCGTCAGGCCCGTTGAGTAGCCGTGGAACGCAACCCGGTCACCGCCGCCATCTGCGGGGTTGATCGTGACGCGGATTGGCCGGTTCTTCTTGAGCACGTTCGGGTAGTTCGCCGACGCCCCGGCCTGGCTGTACTTGCTGGCAGTGTTGGTCAGCGTCAGCTTGAGCTCGGCAGGGTTCGCCCGGCTCGACTCGTCCGCGCGGCCGAGCGACCAGGACAGGCCCTGCTCCATGCGAACATCGGAAGTGATGTCGGTGTAGGTCGAGCTGGTCGGATAGTTCCAGGCGATCTCAACCTTGATGGTGCCCGTGGGGATCTCTGGGATGATGGCGGTGCTCATGCGATCACAATCTTCCCCTCGCGCTGGAGCTTCATGAATGCGGTCGCGAACGCCGAGTCAACGTTGCCCTTGAACGTGACCTCATGTGGCGCGTCGCCGGACACCGGACTCCCGGGAGCAGAGGCGAACACCTCGGGACTCGGGACAACCCGTGTGCTGGCGGCAGCGGTCATCTTGTCCGTCATGAGGACGGCCGACTGGATCACGTTCGGGGTGATGTCGCCGAGCCCGACGATCAGGCCCTGCCCGAGCTGACCGCCGATCTCAGCGAACACCTTGGAGGGCGAGGCGATCCCGGTTGCGTCCCGGAAGCCCTGCGCTACGCGGGCACCCAGGTTGGAGATCCAGTCAAGCACGCCCTGCGCCATGGACTTCAAGCCGTTCCACAGGCCCTCGACAATCATGCGGCCCGCGTTCACGAGCCAGGAGCCCGCGCCTGCGAAGAAGCCCATGATCCGGCCGGGCAGTCCCCGGATGAAGTTCATGGTGTTGTTGGCGGCCGAGACGGTGAAGTTGAAGAACCCGGTCCAGGCGTTCCGCGCGGCGTTGGCTACAACACCCGGCAGACTCGCAAGGAAGCCGGCAACCCGACCAGGCAGCGCAGCCAGCCAGGCCCCGAGCGCGACGTTCGCCGCGACGAAGGTTGTCACAAGCCAGTTCCAAGCAGCCCGCGCGGCAGAGGCAACTGTGGCGGCGACCCCGGCCAGCCAGTTGAGGACGATCCCCGGCAGGGTCAGGAGGAACGGGATCAGCTTTCCGTTCACAATCTCAGGCAGCGTCGTGAACAGAAAGTTCCACGCCGCCAGCGCGCCCAGGTAGACGAGCCCGGCGAGGTACCCGAGCCCATACGCAATCATGCCGGGCAGGGCGATCAGGAAGTCCAGCACAGCCTGACCCGCTGTCGCGAGCGCCCCGCCGATGACCCCTGGCAGCGCCTGGAACCAAGCAACCATCGAGTTGAAGGCAGCGGTGATGTTCGCCGGGGCAGCCTGGAAGAAGGCGACTACATTGTTCCAGGCGTTCACAACCCAATCAGCAGCGCTCGCAATGGCTGTCTTGATGAAGGTGAACGCCGTGTCCACCATGTCCCGGAACCAGCCGATGTTGTCGTAGCACCAGATCAGAGCAACCACCAGAGCGGTGATGGCAATGACGGCGAGACCGATCGGGCTCAACCCGAACACAATGTTGAGTGCGAGCATCGCAACCCGCAGGACGTTCATCGCGTTAGCGGCCAGGAACATGATCGCCTGCCAGGCCAACATAGCCGCACCGGCAAACACCATCCGCGCTGCCGCCCATACGGCCGCCCCGCCGAAGATCCTGAGCGCGATGCCCAGCAGCAGGAGCGGCGTCCCAAGCACGCTCATCACCGAGTGCCAGGCCATCCAGCTGACCACAAGGAACGTCGCTAGGCGCGGGTGCTCAGCCATGAACTCTGTGATGGTCTTGAGGAGCGGCGCGAGCGTCTGGATCGCCCCAACCAGGACGGTGCCCCAGGTCTGCGCCCAAGCCGAAACCAGCGGGAGGAACGCCACAATCAGCGGGATCAGGTTTTCGAGCGCAACCGACAGGACCTCACTCATGACGGTCGAGGCAGCCTGCATAGCCTGCCCCAGGGCGATGAGCGCCGTCTGGCCCTCGGCGGACTTGAGGAAGATCCTGATCTGCGTTGTGGTGGCCGCGAGGACGCCGAACAGAGTCCCGGAGGTTCCGTTCAGAGCGCTGAACACCGTGTACAGGATTGAGCCCACGTTGTAGATAACGGTGCCCAGGGCCTTGAACTCATTGAGGGCTGTCTGGATCATGGTGATGATCCGGCCCGACTCGACCCCGGCATCCACCCAGCGCTTGAACTTGTACGCCGCGCTGTCGGCGCCAGTGCCCCACTTCTCAAAGAACCGTGCGCCGACCCCGGCGAGCCCGAGCAGCGCGGAGGTCAGGTGGCCTGCGGCGTTGCGCATACGGGCCATCATGCCGGTCGTCGAGATCAGGACCTCATTGACGTCGTTGACGGCGGCCGGACGGGAGAGAGCGAAGGCGACACTCCGACCCATAGCGTTGAACTCGCTGGCGATCCGGGGCAGATGCGATCGCAGCATCGGCAGGTAGATACCGGCCAACACCTTGACGTCGGCCGACAGGCCCTTGACGCCAGTATCCTGAACGGACTTCCGCAGCGCGTTGAACTCGGGGCCGAGCGCCTTGATTGTGGAGACGAGCTTCCGGGCCTCCGGGCCCATCGCCGCAATCGCTGCGGCCTGCTTCTTGGCGGACCCCGTCAGGGCGTCTGAGAACCCCTTGGTGATCATGCTGAAGGTGCCAAGCGCTGCCCCGCCGACCGCAACGGCCCCAGGGAGCAGCAGGGCGCTCATTGAGAGGTCCGCTACGCTGTGCGCTGCGAGGGTCAGGAAGTTGACGACCGCGCCTGTGGAGCCGAGCCCCGCAAAGGACTTGGACATGAACTTGAAGCGGCTACCAAGGCGGTCGGAGTCGTCCTCCACCTGCCGGAAGGTGCGGTGCAGATCATGGGCGTCCCCGATGAACTCCAGGATGACCTTGTTGCTCATCAGTCGCGCTCCACATCAATACCGAATGAGACGCCGAGGTCGCCCACGACGCGCTGCGCCTTGACCATTATCGGCTTGCGCTCCTCGGAGAACGCCTTCCAGATGTACCGACCCTTCTTCAGGTACGGCCGGTGAATCGGCGTGCCGCGCGGGGAGATCGTGCCACCGAAGTCCAGCCAGGCGTAATACGGGTACAGCGACCCGCCCGCGTAGACCCCGGCCGAGTTGGACCGGACGTAGGGCGTCAGGCTGGTCACGGCGTGCCCGCCGATTGCCGGGCCGATCGGGATACGCGGGCGGGCGCTGTCGGCTACTGTGTGGGCGGCCTCGCTAAGGAAATGGCGAACACGCGGATCAAGGCTGCGACGCATTCCAGAGATGCCGCGTCGGAAGTGATCCAGTCCGATGATCCGTACGTGTTCGCTCATCGCTTACTTGCCACCTGCTCACGTTGTGCCTTGAGCGACATGAACGCCGCCCACTGGAGATACTCTCGGGGGGTGAGGCTTTGGCGGAGCTGATTGACTGTCATCTTCAGCTCCAGCGCCAAGTAGAACTCGAAATACTTGGACTCATCACTCGCGAAAGCTCTTGATCTCCTCCTTGAGCGGCTTCACCGGCTCGCCGTCTTCTCCCACCTCGCGCTCGCGGAGGCCGGACAGCTCCTCGATAGCCGCGACGATCGGCTGCAGCTCACCCGCAGGCGAGGTGTTCTGCCAGTGCTCGATCTGTGCCCGGTTCAGCTTCGGCTCGACCAGGGCGAAGGCGAGGAGCTTGCGCTCCATAACGGCCGCGTCTACCGGCCCTGCCTTCTGGATTGACAGCACCTGCGCCCTGGTCAAGCTCCGGACTACAACGTCACCGAACTTGGTCTCAACCGTCCTGGTCTCGACGTCCGTGTCGGCCTGCCGCTCAAGCATTGCGGCAACATTGAACTCACTCATGGGTCTGCTCCTACCCTTGTTGGTTTACTTACGCCTGCGCGGCAGTGGTGACGCCGCCTGAGATCGTCAGCTCGGCCTCCCAGCTGATCATGTCGTCGACCGGGACGGACTCCTTGTAGGAGTTGACGACCACGTTGCACGTGGACTCGGGCTTGCCGGTGCCGATGCCTTCCGGGCGGTACTTGAACGCGACCGTGGCGCCGAGCGAGGACTGAACCGCCGCACGCGGGCCGGTGACGGCGGTGTTGTCGTAGATGCCCTTGAGGGACACCTTGCCGTCGGTCAGGCCACCCGCGTAGACGTGGCCGGTCTGGCCGAACGTGGTCGTGTCGTGCGTGTCGGCCGACTGGTCCCACTCGATCGAGTTCGTGAACGCTGAGCAGTCCTTGGCGTTTACGAGAATCGCGCCGGTCTTGCCGTGTACCTGGGCCATTGGAATTACCCCTCTCCGGGAGCTGAAATGTCGATGTCGAACGTGGCGGCAACGTACTCCACGCCGCCGATCTGGATTGCGCCGAACTCAACCTTGGTCACCCGCGCGGAGTGGTAGGCGATCGGCGCGTGGTCCTCGACCGCAGCCTTGACTGACGAGGAACCTGACCCGCTGGCGTAGTCCGACAGATTGTTCCGGGCCGTTCGCACGTCCACCCGGCCGACAACAACTGTCACCGGGAAGGTCGCGCGGTCGGAACCCCGGCTGAAGCCCTTGTCGAACTCGCAGCTATCAGGCAGCCCGACAATTGCGGTGGGCGGCGAGATGTTCTCTGGCCAGTACGGGAGCACACGCAGCCCTGTGATCGAACTGAGCGCAACGCCCAACTCGTCCATGACGGCTGCGATGTTCACTTCTGCTCCGTTCCCTTACAGGTGACGTCGTCGGCTTCCAGGGTCAGCGCACCGACCTCGCGCGGGTCCGCGCTGCAGCACGGCGTCAGACCATCCGGAGTCGTCCATGCAGAGTGGACAACCGCCTTCGGCTCGGCGCGCACCGTGGGGACCGGGCTCGGCTTCTCGTCAGTCATCGGACATACACCACGGCGAACGTGACCGAGGTCGTGCCCGACCATGTGATGTCGGCGAGCCCGTCCGAGGACTGGTACTTGGACGCTCCCACCGGCACCATCCGATCCGCAGCCGCCGCAACGACGACCGCCTGATCCGTGATGGCCGAACCCTCGACTGCGTTCGGCGTGACGATGGTCGCGGTGATCGAGCCGCCACCGCCGTTCTTGATGTGGAGGAACGTCCGGTCACCGGGGGTGAACCGATCGCCACCACCCGACGCCGCCGAGTACGTCAGCGCAGCGCCGTCATACGGCATGTTCTGCGTAGCAACTGTTGCCATTACAAACTCCTTTAGACGAAGGCCCAAGACTTGCGCTTGTAGTCCTGCAGGGCAACCTCGACGTCCGGGTCAACCTTGGCAAGCAAGCGGAGTTCCGAGCCCTGAGTTGGGCTGCCTGCGATGCCGTAGGGCGAGTCGCGCCGCGAGAGAAGGCGGTTCGCCTGCAGCAGCGTAGCCTGCTTGATGGGGTCCGGGACGGTTGTCCAGCCCCACATGGCGGTCACCTTGACGCCGTTCTCCAGGTCGGTCACGCCTGACGCAAACACCAGCTCGGTCCAAGGCCGGTTCTCAGCCGCAGCGTTCACCGGGAGCTTGCGGTAGGTCGTGATCATTGTGCCGAAGACCAGGTCATCATCGGTGTCAAACGCGACCGCCATGCCGGTGGTCGTCATGAGGTCGTCGATCGTCGCCACCCACTTCCCACGGGCCGAGTCATACCAGGCCGTGTAGTAGCGAGCTTCGAGCACATCGACAATCCCAAACTGCCGTCGAGTTGCCCTGTCGACCGCGCGGGAGGCGGCAGAGAGAGCCAGGCCAGCCTGTACATCGTCGAGGTCATCGCCGACACGTCGGAACGTGGTCAGCTCTTCCACGGTTGCGTAGTCCGGTGCCCATGCCATCTCTGCCGCCCTCGCTCAGGCCGCCGTGATCTGGAGCTTCTGCGTCGAGGCGCCCGCGTAGCGGGTCAGCACACCGACGTAACCCCAGACTGCCAGGCGGATCGTCTCGGGACCGTCCGGCTCCTCGGCACGGAAACGCATCGTGGCGCTCTCGGCCAGGATCGTGTCCTGGCTCCGGGCGACGATGATCGGCTCCGCGTAGGTCTGGTACGGGACGCCGTCCGTAGCGACCACCTCAAGGCCCAGGAGGCGCCCGTCGGTCATCGCCGTGCCGGTACCAAAGGCGTTCTGCGGGCCGTTCTCGGGGGCCGGGATGACCGGCCGTCCGGTCGAGTCCGTCAGGTCGAGCCAGCCGCCGTACCGCGACACCGCAGCGATGATCATGTCCGGCGGCAGCTTGCGCAGGTTCCGCACCGAGGTGATCGCCGCACGCAGGTTCTTCAGGAACGGGAACGCACCCGACGCCAGCGTGATCGCGGTCGTGTAGGCGGACTCCGTCGCGTACGCGGTGGTCGCGGTACCGGCCGCCGCGTTCATCGCGGCGACGACGCGCGCCTCCACCTTGGTGTCGTAGTCGGCCAGCAGGTCACCGTAGATCAACTCGTCAACGGCGGGCACGCCCGCGTCCAGGAGCTGCCGGGAGACCTTCTGGCCGCCCGTCAGGGTGACCGGGGTCAGCGTGTCGACACCGGTGTTGAACGCGTCGGTCCAGACGGCCGCCGTGTTCTCCGAGGCCTGGACGGCGACCGCAGCCGCGCCGGTCTGCTTCGGGAGGACGATCGGCCGGGGGTCGTTGCCCAGGCTGAGGTGCCGCACCCGGTCCGCAACGCGGCGGTTCTGCCGCGCGGTTCCGGCGAACTCCGTCAGCCACTTCGGCGGGACGATGCCCGTGCCGTTGGTGCCGGTGGAGAGCGAACGGTTGTGCTCGGTCAGACGGACCTTGGCCTCGTCGTCGTCCTGCTTCGAGCGCACAAGGTCGGCGAAGAACGAGTGCTGGCCACCCTCCTTCTCGGAGCGGTAGTGGCCCGGGTCGCGCTGCCGGGTCTGAGCGGTGCCCACACGGGTCGGCTCGCCCTCGTCGTCGCTCAGGTTGTCCGCCAGCTCGGCGACCTTGCGGGAGCGGGTCTCCTCCTCGGTCAGCAGCTCGATCTGCGTGTAGAGGGTCTTGGCGGTCTCGCTCTGCTCGGTCACGGAGCGCAGCTCGACGTCCGTCAGGTCGCGGTTCTCGTCCGCCGCGCGGGTCTGGAGACCCTGGACGGAGGTGTGGAGTGCATCGTACTGCTCGCGCAGCTTCTTCAGGTACGGGTTCACAGCCCTCTCCCGATCACATTGATGGTGTATTGCTTCCATCGAGTGACCGGGGTGTCAGCATCCGTGAGAGGCTGGGGTGCCGGTATCGAACCTTGCTGCCTTAATAGTACCGGATCCAGAAATGACGAAGCCCCGGCCAACCTTGGAGGAAGTCAGCCGGGGCTCCGGGGGAGCGGGCAGATGGTCTATGCGGGGAGCATTGGCATTGCAGCCGCGATCTGTCGTGCGCGGTCGAGATTGGTTGCGGCATGGCAGCCGCACTTACAGTTCTCGATTGCGTTGCGGACCGCGCTGACGAGCGCACCACGGCCGTACGCGCCTTCCAGCACCAGCGAGGTCTCCACGAGGTCGGCGGTCACGCGGGTGATCGTGCCGTCCTTCTCGCGCCTGTTCTGCTTCTCGCGGAAGCCAACGCTCAGCTCATCCAGGACGCCGTCCTTGACCAGCTCCAGCGTCTCCTCGCCGACGGGCGTTGCGCTCACGCGCCAGGCGCCCCACAGTCCGGCCGGATCATCACGTAGCTCGACCGCCTTGCCGATGAGCACGCCGCCGAGGTCGAGATGCCCCCGGCTGAAGTACACACGGTTGGGGGCGCCGATCTGGTGATCAAACGCGCCCCGGGCGAACTGCTCGGTGAGCTGAGCATCAATGCGCTGCGGCTTGTTGTATGGCACCGCAATGCCCACGATCGTCCGCCCATCGCCGCCCTTGGCCGCGCTGCGGATCTCCAGGTCGGGGGTGAACGCCCGAATCAACTCGGTCACGGGTAAACCACCTTCGGGTCGGGGGCAGCCTTCGGGGCTTCCGGGTCGGCATCCCGCAGGTGCGGGTGGGTGCCGAAGTGCGCCGGGCAGAGGCCAGCCTTCAGGTCCTCGGTCTCCGGGCACTCGTCCCGCTTGCACTCGGCCGCGTCCTCGGTCTTCGGCCGGATGTGCTCGGCGACGGGGGCGGTACGGGTCTTGTGGCTAGCCATTGTTGTTCTCCTTCTGGGCGGCGGTGAGCGGGGGCTTCTCCTCCAGGTCGCGCACCTCATCAACAGTGAGGAACCCGGCCCGGATGCCAATCTCGTGCGTTTCGTAGCGGGTCTTCGTGTCGGGGCGGAGCAGCCCGTCCAGGTTCGCCTTCACGGTCGTCCCACGCGGGAACGCCAGGGACAGCGTCTGCTCGAACCGGGCGATGTCGTCGCCGACCCCGGAGAACTTCAGAAGGTCGAGCCCCTTTGTCTCCTGGTTCTGGTAGGTGCGGCTGTCCGCGCTGACGCCGAGCCACGTCGGCTCCAGGTCGAAGATCAGCGCCAGCTCGTGCAGGCTGAACTTGCGCGCCTCCATCAGTTGCGTCTGCTCAGGATTCCAGGCCAGCGGCGTGAACTCCGTCGTGGGGCTCAGCATTGCCACTGTGCGGTCGCGCTGTGACGCGATCCATCCCGCCTTGACCTTCCGCCCGTCCTCCTCATCATAGTCATCGGCCGTCGACTTCAGGTAGCCGGTCGGCACGGCGGCAATGTCGATGTTCCGCGCCTGCTTCTCCAGCTTCTCTGCAAGGCTCAGCGTGTTGAAGTGGTTCTCCAGGACGCCCATGCCCCGGAGTGCGCCCGGCTTGCTCGGCCCCTTTATGTGAAGGACGTCATCTGTGCTGAACCACTTGTTGCCGATCTTGTAGCCGATCGTGCCCGTCGGCAGCGGCGCGCCGTCGCGCTCCTCGACACGCTTGACGTAGACGCTGTCGGCGGGTACCGACACGAGCGAAGTCGGCCAGCCGTCCCGGTTCCGTGTGGCGTACACGCCGACCGCGTTGCCGTGCCACACCATGTCAAGCGCGAGTGCGGAGAACGTCACGACGCGCGGGTCCGGGGGCTCGGGCTGGTCCAGAAGCGGGGCGCTCAGCTTCTCCAACGGCTGCCCGGCACGATCCCGGTACGCGTGCCAGGGGAACCCGCCCACAAGGCTCGACCGGAGCCGGGCCGCGCGGTAGGCGCCGGGGATTCCCATGCCTCCGCTGTACTCACCTTCGCTCCAGTCCGGGGCCAGACCCTGAACGAGCGTCCAGCTCTCTGTGGCACCGGTGCTGGTGTCGGTTGCCGTGTACTTGACGTCACGGGTGAACAGCTCGCCCAGCCCCATCACGCACCATCCTTTCGCACAAGCTTGGGCTTGCTAGGCTCTTGTGGGGGCTTCCGCAGGCTGATCACCTCTGCCAGCACGCCGAGCGTCAGCACTACCACGCCGACCGTGAGCGCGAACCACGCCAACGGCAGCAGGAGGTAGGCGCCATACAGGGCGCAGAGCAGCCCCAACGCCTGCAAGATAGTGGGTAGCATCCTCATCAGACCACAGAACTCCTCGGCTTGGGGACCTCCACGGGGAGTGTCCGGACAACATAAGCTGCACCTGCGCCCGCGTAGGCGGCGTCAACGTGCCCAACCCCACGCCGGACAAAGCGCCAACCGTCACCAACCCGGAGCTTCTTGCTGCCTGCGACGTGCCCATTCAGCAGCGGGTCATTCGGGTGCAGGATCTGGAGCGCCTTGGCGAGGTCTGCGAACTCCTGGCAGGCCTCATTCACATCCTGCCCGGTAATGTCCACAATCTTAATCGGCTTCTTGTTGACATCAATCTTACGGAGTGTGACGCCGATCGCCGCTGCCGGTCCACCAGGGAACCAACCCACGGCCGCAGGTTTCACCTTCCGCAGCACATCAGGCAGTTCCTTGCGCGCATCGGCGGTGTTCTTCCAGCTCTTCAGAACCTCCACCCGCACACGCCCGTCGGCTAGCTCGACCGCGCCGGCCAGCGTCACATGGGCGCCGTCCGGGGCCACATCAATGCACGCCACAATGCGCTGCTTGGCAAAGTCGAACTGTCCGACCGTGTCCTTACAGGATTGCCACGCCCCGCCATCCACGGCGGAGTCGAGCGCATCCACCTTCTGGCACAGGACCTCCGTGCGGAACACGTTCGGCGGGTCGGAGGTGAGCGCGGTCTTAATCGCCTGCACCGTTGGCCCGTTGTAGCCAATGCCGGGGTTCGCCTGCAGGATCGCATCCCAGTCGTCCAGCTCGCAGCCCTCAGGCCCGCTCCACTCGAACAGCCCAATGCTCTCGTCGCGCCCAGACAAGGCCGCATCCCGCAGCTGGTTCAGCACAACGCTCTCGTCGTCGCCCGCGTTCGTGATCGCCCAGATCTGCGAGAAGGCGCGAGCGCTCGTGGTCTTGCTAAGGGCCGACCAGGCCGCAAAGTCCCGCTGCTCGCGGATCTCGTCCATGTTCATCTGGTCGATGGTCTTGCCGCGGCCTGCCTTCCGGTTTGCCGCCGTGATCTTGTACTGCGCGCCGTTGGTCAACCAGAAACACTGGCGACCGTTGCCCTTCATCTCGCCGCCGAACTCAGCAGCAAGGTCCGGCACGCCGTTAATCGTCTCGACGCACTCCTCCAGGAACTCCCGCGCCAGGTCTAGGTCCTGCGCGCAGCCGAGGCTCTTGCGCGCCCCGTCCATGTACATCCGCCACAACGTCAGCGTGCGCAGGAAGTGCGTCTTGCCGTTCTGCCGGGCTACCAGTACGAGCACAATGCGGAACCGGTATGTGCCGTCCGGGTTCAGCTCCAGGGCGTGAATCGCCAGCCACTCTTGCCAGGGGTCGAACGGCTCCCCCATCACGTTCCGCGCGAAGTCAATCAGCTCATAGCCGCGTGTGGTCTTGCGCGTCAGGGGGCGCAGGGGCTCCGGAAACCAGCGCGGCTCAGTGCGGCCGAACAGCCGGGCCACGCTTTCGGCGCTTTCCTCGGCGCTGCGCTCCTCACGGAGACCCGCAAGGCCGCCCCTCATCTGCTCGCTAACGGCCTCCGGGGCGTACCGGGTACCCGCGCCGCTCATGCGGGCCTACTCGCACGCATACGGTCAAGCTCGCTCTCCCCACGCGGCACTATCTTGCCGAGCTTCCCGCGCGCCTTCGGGGTCGCACCCAGGGCCTCCAAAGTGGCTAGGAGCTTGGGCCCGAGGTTGCCAAGGACTTCCACGCTCTCTTCCGGGTTGCGCCCGTCAATCTCCGCAGCATACACGCGCGCCAACCGCTTAACCGCGCTGTCCTCGGCCTCTAACCCAAGCGCATCCAACGCCTCACCCACGGCGCTCGTCAGCATGTCGTCAGTGCTGCGGAGCTTTCGCGTCATATCTGGACACTCCGTTCAGGATGTGGGAGAGAGAGAGACAAA